TTTGGTTGATGATTTGTTTATCATTGAGGAAGACCAACTGTATCTATACAGAAAGAACGATAACTCTGAATGGAAAGCACCAAATGAATTTTGTTTTATCAAGCCAATAGACAATGATAATGAAGGCGAGGTGATTCAGACAATTGGACATGACAAAGAGCTATGGGGTACTGTTAAATACACTAATAGTTTTATGCCTCAAGTAAATGTAGGAGATACTGTTTCTTTTACTCCTGATTCGGAGTACGAATTTAAAATAGACGATGAACGGTTATTTAGAATGAGATACAAGAATATATGCTTAGTAAAAGACAAGAAATCCTAGAAGCAGGACTTGTTGCAGTAGATGAGTTAGTAAAAATACTCAGAGAACCTATTGTTACAAATACTGTTGATGACATATCGGCTGACAAATTAAAAAATGCGGCAGCATCTAAGCGACTTGCTTTTGATGATGCCCTAGCTATCTTATCAAAGATTGAATCTGAGAGAGAAGCATCTGAAGAACTAAAGAAAGAAAGTAAAGAAGTACCAATAACATTCGCAGAAAATCGTGCAAAAGGTAAAGAAAAACGAAGCTGAAGTTAGCAATTTATATCAAATTGTATCTAACGTTGTCCCAAGTACTATAATTACTAGAAGAAATAATAGTAAGACATGGAAGTATGGGTATAACGAGGAATACGATATTGTTATAATCTCTAAAGACGGAACTATCGGAGACATTTACGAAATCAACAATTTAAAAATCGCACTCCCTAAAGCACCTAAAAGTATATCGAAAGGAATAAATAAATGGAAGCCTGAAGAATATCCTAAAGAATTAAAGAAATTAAAGACTATTTTTGAATGGAACAATAAAGATGAATCATTCAAACAAAAATGGGTTGACTATATCAATCAACAATTTGACTATCGTGAGGAAGGTATTTGGTTCACAAATAATGGCAGACCGACATATATAACAGGCTCTCATTGGATGTATCTTCAGTGGTCTAAGATTGATATTGGTCTTCCCGACTTTAGAGAGTCAAACAGAGTATTTTATATATTTTGGGAGGCTTGCAAAGCGGACAATCGTTGCTTTGGAATAATCTATTTAAAGAACAGACGTTCTGGTTTCTCATTCATGGCATCAGGAGAAACGTCTAATATTGGTAGTATCGCAAAGGACGCTCGACTTGGTATTTGTTCTAAAACAGGACCTGATGCTAAGAAGATGTTTACCGATAAGGTAGTACCAATTATTAAAAATTACCCATTCTTTTTCAAACCCGTTCAAGACGGTATGGATAATCCAAAGACAGAACTCGCTTTCCGTGTGCCTGCCTCTAAGATTACCAAAAAGAATATGTATGAAAAAAGCAATATTGATATCGAAGGACTAGATACAAGTATTGACTGGAAGAATACAGATGACAACTCCTATGATGGGGAAAAATTACTATTGCTCGTTGAGGACGAGTCAGGAAAACTTGAACGACCGAATAATATAAAGAACGGTTGGAGGGTAAGAAAGACTTGTTTACGTTTGGGGAGCAGGATTATCGGAAAATGTATGATGGGCTCAACCGTCAATGCGTTAGCTAAAGGTGGGGGCAATTTCAAGGATTTATATTACGACTCTAATCCTATCAAGCGTTCGTCCAATGGTCAGACCAAAAGTGGGTTATACAGTTTGTTTATACCTATGGACTTTAACTTTGAGGGATTTATTGATGAGTTCGGTCACGCTGTAATTAAAGACCCTGAGCAACCTATTATGGGGTGCGATGGAGAAATGATTAAAATGGGCGTTGTTACCTATTGGAACAATGAAGTGTCTGCATTAAAATCAGACCCTGATGCACTGAATGAATTTTATCGACAGTTCCCTAGAAGTGAGTCACACGCCTTCAGAGATGAGTCTAAGCAGTCTTTGTTCAACTTAACAAAGATATATCAGCAAATCGACTATAACGACTCTCTAGTAAAAGATAGAGTATTAACAAAAGGTTCGTTTCACTGGAAGAACGGTATTCAAGATTCAGAGGTTATATGGACACCAGACCCCAGGGGTAGATTTCTAGTATCGTGGATTCCTCCACAGCATTTAAGAAATAATGTTTATAATAGAAACGGAAAGAAAACACCAGGCAATATTGACCTTGGTGCATTTGGCTGTGACTCCTACGATATATCAGGAACAGTTGGTGGCGGTGGTTCAAATGGTGCTTTGCATGGTCTTACATCATTTAATATGAATCCAGATGTACCGTCCAATATGTTTTTCTTAGAATATGTCGCTCGTCCACAGACAGCAGAGATATTTTTTGAAGAGGTACTGATGGCGTTAGTTTTTTATGGTATGCCAATACTAGCGGAGAACAATAAGCCGAGATTACTTTATCACTTAAAGAATAGAGGATATAGAGGTTTCTCAATGAATAGACCTGACAAGGGATTGGCTCAATTATCTAAGACAGAGATTGAATTAGGCGGAATACCTAACTCGTCTGTTGATGTGATGCAGTCGCACGCATCATGTATCGAGTCTTATATTGAAGAATATGTAGGGTACGATACTGAGAGTACTTACAGAGACAACGAAGAAATAGGTAATATGTTTTTCACTAAGACATTAGAGGATTGGGCTAAGTTTGATATTAGAAATAGAACAATGCACGATGCTTCGATTAGTTCAGGATTAGCTGTTATGGCTAACAGAAAGAACTTGTTTAGACCTGAAGTTCAAAAACCGAAAATAAGTGTTAAATTTGCAAGATACGATAACTCTGGAACAAACAGTCAAATAATAAAATAATGGATAATAAGCCATCTATAATAATTAACACAAATCCGTTTCCTTCTGATGACATGGAAAAAGCGTCAAAGGATTTCGGATTGTTGACAGGTAAGGCTATTGAGGGAGAATGGTTTAGACGTTCTGGAATCAGTTGTCGATTTTACGATAAATACGGTTACTTTAATAATTTGAGATTGTACGCCCGTGGCGAACAGTCAATTGCAAAATATAAAGCTGCATTAGCTCACGAGGGAGATTTATCATATCTTAATATAAATTGGGATAATGTGCCTATTGCTGCAAAATTTGTTGACATTGTTGTTAACGGTATGCAGGACAGAATGTACGAAATAAAAGCTTCAGCTCAAGACATTATGTCCGCTGACGACAAAAACTTATTTCAAGAAATGGTCCAAGCGGATATGGTAGCAAAAGATGTATTAATGGCAACTAAAGATGAGTTGGGTATTGATATGTTTAATGTACAGCCTGATGATTTGCCTGAGAATAATGAAGAGCTATCTTTATATATGCAACTTAAATACAAGCCAAGCATTGAGATTGCAGAAGAGATTGCTGTTAATACTATTTTCGAGAACAACGACTACATTAATGTAAAGCGTCAAATTGACTATGACCAAACAGTTTTAGGTCTAGCAGTCGCTAAGCATAGCTTCTATCCAAACGCAGGATTAAAAATAGAGTATGTTGACCCTGCTAACTTTATATTTAGTTATACAGAGATGCCTGATTTCTCAGATTGCTATTACTTTGGAGAGATAAAGCAAGTTCATTATACGGAGCTATTGAAAATTAAGCCAGACTTAACGGACGAAGAAATAACACAGATTAAGGATAGCGGTAGTGCGTGGTATAATTACTACCCTATTACTAGAACATATTACGACAACGCTTTTACGAAAGATGTTGTTACATTGCTTTATTTTAACTATAAGGCTACAAAGAAATACAAATACAAAAAGAAAAATTTAAACAACGGTGGCGAGAGAATCATCAAAAAAGATGAAACATTCAACGCTGAGCCAAATGAAATGTTTGATGTTCTTGATATGCCTAAGACCGTTTGGTATGAAGGTATATTAGTTGCTGGGACAAATATTTTATTGAAATGGGAGTTAGCTGAAAACATGGTTCGTCCAAAGTCAGCGTCTCAAGATGCTCACTCAATGTATGTATGTCATGCGCCAAGAATGTATAACGGTCGCTTTGATTCTATCGTAAAAAGAATGATTCCTTTTGTTGATAACATTCAATTGGTCCATTTAAAACTACAACAGATTCAAGCAAGAGTTGTACCTGATGGGGTATTTATTGATGCCGATGGTATTAATGAGGTAGACTTAGGGACAGGACAAGCATACAATCCAGAGGACGCATTAAGATTATACTTTCAGACGGGTTCTGTTATTGGTCGTTCTTATACTGGAGATGGCGAGTTCAACAACGCTAGAGTCCCTATTCAAGAGTTAACTAAATCATCAGGTCAAGATAAAATTAGTTCGTTGATATATTCTTATAATCATTATTTGAATATGATTCGTGACGTGACTGGTCTTAATGAGGCAAGAGATGGCTCAACTCCTAGTCCTGACGCATTAGTTGGAGTACAGAAGTTAGCTGCACTTAATAGTAATACAGCAACAAGACATATTCTCGATGCTGGTCTATCAATGACTAAGAAGTTAGCTGAATGCGTATCTATTAGAATATCGGACATCTTAGAGTTCTCTCCTTATAGAGAGCAGTTCGCAATGCAAATTGGTAAATATAATCTTGCTATCTTAGATGATATTAAAGATTTGTACTTACGTGATTTTGGTATTTTTATCGAATTGATGCCTGATGAAGAAGAGAAGCAAATGCTTGAAGAGAATATTAAGATTGCTTTACAGACACAACAGATATACTTAGACGATGCGATTGATATTAGAAATGTCAAGAATATCAAGTTAGCAAATGAGCTATTGAAAATCAAACGTAAAAAACGTGAGAAGACAGTTCAAGAGCAGAAGCAAGCGGATATGCAAATGCAAGGTCAAGTAAATCAACAGTCAGCAATGGCTGCATCTCAAGGTAGATTGCAAGAAGCTGAATTAGGTGCTCAATATAAAGCTCAATTAAAAGAGATTGAGACTGCTATGGAGATTAAGAAAATGCAATTTGAAGTCAATGCTAAGAAAGAATTGATGGAGATTGAGTTCAATTATAATATGCAACTTAAAGGAATTGAGGTTGATGGAATGAAGAAAGTTAATGACGAAAAAGAGAAAGCAAAGGACAAACGAGTTGATATTCAAGCATCAAGACAGTCTGAGTTAATCGAGCAACGTCAAAAAGAATTACCAGCAAAGAACTTTGAATCAACAAATGATTCATTGGGAGATTTTGATTTAGAATCCTTTGCACCAAGGTAGAAAATTTAAGTGAAAAATAATACATAAATTTGTAACAAATTAAATATAATATAATGGTTGAATTTACTGTAAAATCGGTTGAGTTCGAGGAACAAAAATCGGTTGCTGAAATTGAGGAACAATTAATCAATGAGCACGAACAAAAATTAAATGGTGGAAATCCTGGTATTGTAGAAGCGAATTTCGTTGAAAATAATACCGTTGAAGAACCAGAACTAGACGATAATATCGTTCTTTCACATATTAACAAAAAGTTCGGAAGAGAATACTCTTCTTTAGATGATTATTCTAAAGAGCCTGAGAGAATCGTTGAGAAAGAAGATTTACCTGAAGATGTAAATGCTTTCTTACAATTCAAAAAAGAAACAGGGAGAGGATTGGAAGACTTTTTAAATGTTAACAAAAACTTTGATGACGTTGATTCAAAGTCACTCTTGAAAGATTATCTTAAAGAGCAGAATCCTGAGTTAACAAAAGAAGAAATTGATTTCGAGTTTAGAAAGCGTTTCGACTTTGACGAGGATTTAGATGACGATGATGAGATTAATTCTAAAAAAATAGATTTCAAAAAAGAGCTTAGTAGAGCAAAAGGTTTTTTTGAAGAACAAAAAGCAAAGTATAAAATCCCTCTTGAGTCAAGAACGGAGAACACTTTGACAGCTGAACAACAAAAACAACTAGATGATTTACGAACTCAAATGGAATCTTCTGAGAAAGTAGCTCAGGAAAATGAAAAGCGTTCACAGTTTTTTGCTGAAAAAACAGAAGAACTTTTCTCTAAGGATTTTGAAGGTTTCAAATTTAAAGCAGGGGAAAAAGAAATTGTTTACAAACCAGCAGATGCTCAAAAACTAAAGGAGCAACAATCAGGTCTATCTACATTCGTATCAAACTTTTTGAACGAAGAAGGCTACTTGAAAGACGCATCTGAATTTCATCGTTCTATCGCTATCGCATCAGACCCAAATGCTTTTGCCAAATTCTTTTACGAGAAAGGACAAGCTGATATGGCAACTGACCATTCAAAAGATTCTAAAAATATTAATATGAATCGAGGGTCAGTGATACCACAACCAGCTTCAGGATTTCAAGTAAAAGTTGTTGATGATAATCAAGGCAGGGGCTATGGAATAAAGAGCAAGTTTAAAAATTAAAAATTAAGAAAAAATGGCAGGTTCATTACAAAGCAGCCCTGGTTACGACTTACAACCAAGTGCTAAAAAAGCAACGTTACCTAGTAACTACATCACAGACTTCAACTTCTTGAATCAGTATCTTCCCGATACTTACGAAGCTGAGTTTGAGCGTTACGGTAACCGCACAATTAACTCTTTCTTACGTCAAGTAGGGGCAGAGATTCCATCTAATTCAGATTTAATTAAATGGACAGAAACAGGACGTTTGCATACTAAATATGTTAGCGTATCAACAGCAGGTGCAACAAGTGCTGACACAGCAGTTATGACAGTTGCTGATTCAGGAATTACAGCTTGTAACTTCCGTGTTGGTCAAGTAGTGTTTTTATCAAACAACGCATCTTCTCAATCAGCTAAAGCTATCATTACAGCTGTTGGTACTGGTGCTACAGCATTGGAGTTCACAGTAGCTTTCTATGCAGCAGGTGGTCAGCCTTCTTCTTTCTCAGGAGCAACATTAACGGCTTTCGTTTATGGGTCTGAGTTCAGAAAAGGTGCAAACGGATTGCA